CTTCCTTCCGATTGTTGGCCCGAGGCGGACACCCCGGTCTGTTGGGTGAATCCGCTGCACCAAAAACACGCACCCCTCCAACTTGTGTTGGACGTCCATTTTCGCCTCCAAGCCCAACTTGGCCAGTGCCTGCACGACGAGCGGGGCGGAGGCGGCCCACGATTTGGGCACGGCGGTGATGGAGTCATCGCCAAGAGCAGCCAGCTGGAAGTCGCAAAGGAAAGCGCGAATGGCTGCGTCGCTCGTTGTGTCGATCTCTTTGGTTGTTGCCACGCGATCCCCGCCTATGCGTGCAGCCACCCATGCATAAAGCTGGGAGACGACATTTACCACAATGTTCAACAAAGCTGTGTCGTCCCTTCCGGATGAGTTGGATATGTTCGCCTTGAAATGTGTGCCAGTAGATGTAAACCCGACGGGTGCATCAAGTGCAGTGCGCAGCGCGTCCTCCAAAACGGGCCATCGTTCATCGTGATTGACGTGCTCGCGCGTTGTTGGAAAGCCAAGCTGCACAACCCACTGGCGTACGAGCTTCATGGAATATTTATTATGTGTTGAGTCAAACATGGAAAAATCCACGTTGACAAAGCACTTCCCGCCCGCCGGTTGGCGAGCACGCCATGAAGCGGTGATACTGGCATCACCATCCAACACGTGCCGTGACGGCACGGACATGGAATCAGGTCCAGGGCACTGATCCAGTCCGAAGCCGTTGAAATATGCGTTGAGGTCTCCAGGGGAGGCCCCAGCGCAATAGAACAACGGCGCCTTCGCGTGCAGCAGGTGGTGGGTCACCTGCGTAAGGGGCCGCATGTGTGGCCCCAACATGATGTGGCAGCGGTCGTTCAGGACAATGATGTTTCTGGCGTTGGCTTTAGCAGGCAAGGACGGGCCAAGCCCCTCAGCCTCATAATCACCTGCCGAGCGGTCCACCGAAATGTCGCTGTTCTTAAAACTGTCCATAAGGACCGTGGCGCCACATGTGCTGCCTTTCTCCTTCTTGATCATCGTCTTCACGTTTCTCAGCTGTCTGATCAAGCAAGGTCCCAGTCCGGCGAGCATGTCCCTGCGCTCGCGTTGCAAGACTTTCGCTCTTGGGCCAGGGAATCCGCCGTCCCACTCTTCGTCCGTGAGGCGGCAATACGAAGGTCGGGAATTGCAACGCCCTTCAAACGGGTCGGGCATGCCATGTGCCTCAAAAGCCAGCCGGACAAGCCGGCGCCAGTTGCTCAACAGCCACTTCCATGTGGCGGGGTCTGGCTGGTTCTTCGGTCGCCCCAGAGTGCGGTTGCGGGTTGCGTTCCACGACGTCTCTTGCGTGGTGGAGTAGTAGGACGGGGGTCGCGCAAACATGATGCCGATCTGGTGCAACATGCTGCTCGCGGGCATGACCCCGCCAATCGCGCGCACCTCCAATTTGCTTGGTCTGTCGTTGCTGCGATCAAACGACACCCCCTCCGCCAATGCCTTGGCTTTCTCCACCACAGGTTGGGATCGTATCAGCAGTGGCACAGACGAATCCGGATACTCCTGCACACTAGCAGCTGCCGTAGCTGGCACGACCAGGTTGACTGAAGAAGCGCCCATGAAATACTGCACAGGCGTGTCGTGTTCGGCTGGTTGGGACACCCGTGGCCCGGGGTTCTGCCGGCGGCAATCCTCACAGGTGTGGTCTGGCCATTTGAATGGCCCCTGGAAAAACCTGCCGCATGCTCCATGGCATCGAACCAACTCGCCAGCGCTGTATTCCTGCGGGTTTTCGACCGGAGTGCCGTCGAATCCACGCCGGCGCATCTTCCGTCGGCTGTCCAGCCCTCGGCCGGGGACCAAGTCGGGGTCAGGTGGTGCCGGAGGCGCGCGGCCGCGGCCGGCACGCGGTGATGGACGGTACACGCGAACGTTTGTCCGCCCCTGGCGCGGCCGCGCCGCGTCTGCGGCTGCCACTGCGACAGGTGTTGCGACCACGGCGGCGTCAGCCTCCTCCGCTGAAGCTTCACCGTCGTTCTGGGGGCTCTCCACGACAGTCGTGATCATCGTGATGCCTGGCCGGTAGTTGGTGAGTTCCTCGGTGGGTTTTGTGCGGTCCGGCAGGGTGACGGAAGCCTCGCGCGTCCGGCCGCGCGCCCAGGGCCCGGCGTAAGCTTTGCGGGTTGCTTCAAGGTCGGATTCCTTGAAAGCCTGCGCCGCCAGGGCCTCCCCCTGGACCGTGCGCTCGTACGCCAAACTGAGCGTCAAGTGAGCAAGCTGGGAAATCGATGTGTTCTCCGTGACGGCGTCGGCGCATGCTTTCTGAAATGGGGTGTCCGCCGTGTTCTTTGGTGTCAGGGCTGAGGTGAGATTGTTCGAAACCGTGCGGCGAATCGCCACCTCTTGGGCGGCCGTCATGCCGGGGCGGCGGTGTCCCACCAATGCCGCTTCCGCCATTTGCAAGAGTTGGCGTGGTATCCACACAGCTTCG